GTCGAGAGGAGTCTCCCCCCCTATTTTTTAACAGGGGGGGATAAAAAAATTTTCGGGGAGAAAATTTTTTCAACAACGAACGAGTTGTCCGTTCGAATCGAAACGGAAACCTTCGCGAGTTTCCCGTCGACTTGTTCGCTCTCCTTTCTTTCGGTTCGCGTCGCCTCGATCTGCATCATGTTCACGACAATGACAGTCGCGACAGAGCGAGATCAGATTGTCCGCATTAATTGTTATGTTTGAATCATTTATATTCGTCTCAGACAAATGTATTTTGTGATGAACTTCCTGCGCCGGTCTGCCGCAATACACGCAGGTATATCGGTCCCTCATGAGTATGCCCTCTCTTATACGCCCCCATAGCGCGGAGTCGTAAAAGGCTTTTGCGAAATCTTTCGCCATGTCTTCCGTCCTTTCTGCGCTCGCTTTGTGTGCCGTGCGTTTGGCGCCACACGGCACTCGAGCGAACGAAGGAGGTTTATGTCCGAAAAGGTAAAATGTCGGGTGCTCCGGGTGGTTATGCCGGAGCGTCAGGAGGATCCAAATGAGTCCATTTATGTATAACAAAAGAGACGCCTGGGGACGCGTCTCTTTTGCCTTGTCTGATTGTTGGGGTAACATGTCAAACTTGGGGAGTGTCTTGGTCGTTTGTAACCTTTGACAAATAAATGATACCATGAAAACAACTATCACTTACTATCAATTTTTACAGCCTCGAGGTTTTTCACAAGATCGTCGAGAATGTCTCTGACAATCGTTAACTTTTTCTGGTTCAGTGAGTCGCCGATCTCTTTGAAATATTCTGCAAAACTATCAGCTTTACTTTTTGCGGTTATGATTTCGGATTTGAAATAATTAAAGCTTAAACGGTATTCAAATTTTTGTTTTTTAAACTTGTCCATTTTTTTGCTCCTCCGCTAATATAGTTTTGAGGCGTTTTGTTAAATCGTTTAAGGTGCTTTCGGTCTCTTTAAAAATTATTTTGTTTTCTTCGTCGCCTATTTCTTCGCATAGTAATTCTACAATTTGGGCGACGTCTATAGCGTGTCTTATGCTAGTTAAAATTTCTTGGGTGCCGTCTTTAATTGATATATAACTACTAAGTTGCATTTTCGCCCTCCTCCGCCAATATTTTCGTCACCGCCCGCAGTCCTGTCTTGTGTGCCCGGTACACGGTGGCGATTGCCATATATTCCATTTCGGTCTCAATCTTGATCCACGGCTTCCGGGCGATGTATCTCTTCGCAAGGACTTCGCGAGCGTCCTGATTGTCGACCAGATAAATAACGCGCTCGATCTCATTGATTGCCTGATAATATTCTTCTGTCAGTTCCTCGAGCTTTCTCTCGACTTCTTCAAGGCGTGCCGCGTAGTTGGCCATCTTGTCGCCCGCCACGCTTTGCACCTTTTCCTTGTCGAAGCTCACGCCCTTCGGGAGCACGTTCTCGCGCAGCGTCTCAGCTTTTTCTCTCAGGATGTTAATGTCTCCGAGGATCTTGTTCGGCCGTCGAAGGTATTCTTTTGCGTCTGTCATTCCGCCACTCCCTTCGAGATTTCATAAACCGCTTGTATGAAGAACTTCACCATTGTGGTGCTGTATTCCGCCCGGATTTTTTTCTCTTTGTTTTCATACACGAGCCTTTTCTTGCCCTCGCGCTCCATGCGCTCCGTGATCTGTATCATGATCTGCGCCGCACCGATGAGTTCTATCCTTTCGGACTCTGTGATTATTTCATTCATTCGCTCACCCCCTCGAGAAGTAATGTTTCCCGATTTGGATGAAATCGCGTCCATTTATTTTTGACGTAGCAAAATACACATAATCTTCCGGCAAGATCGTACGTCCATGTGTGAGCACGTAGTCGATGATTTCATCTTCTGACTCGTCGGGGTACGCATAAAGGTCTTCAAGTTTTAATTTGCCGGACAAATAGTTTGAATAATACTCATATCCTTTGAACTGTCCCGGTGCGGCAAGGATCTCGCCGACCGTTTCGCCCTTCCAGTCTCTCCGGAGCACTCGGTTGAATATTTCCTCGAGGCACCCTTTGCGGCCTGCTTCCGGCTCTCCCTTGCACTCAAGAGCGAGCACCCACCTCAGTGTTGTCCGCTCGGTGTCTGTGAGCTTGATGTCCTTATATGCGTTTTCGCCGATCTGTGCGCGGAGCCCTTCGATTTCTGACATAAGCGTCGCGCGCTCGGCCACAAGTTTGTCGATGTCCTTCATCTGGTTCTCGAGGATCCCCTGCAGCTCCGCCATGTTCTCCGAGTGGTTCTTGAGCTGTGTCGCCGCTGCCATGGCCGAGACTCTGACCTTTTGGTTCTCGGTCTGCAGGACGCTCTCAAATGCCTCGTGTTCCTCGACCGCTGCCTGCATCGTCTCGGCTCTCTGCTCCGCGTTGCTGCGTGCGCTGCTCAGGAATAAGAGAGCAATGATGAGTCCGATGATTATAAGCGTCTCGACGATTATGGTGCCGAGTCGTCTCTTGCTCATGCGGATCGTCTCGAAGTAGTTTTCGATCTTCATAAAACTTCCGCCGTCATATCTCGGTTGAAGTCCGAACTCGCCACCGGCGACTTCTGCGCTGTTACTGAGTGCGGGGAGCTCTCCCCTGTTAATCAATGCTATGGTTCTTCTTGCTTCTTCGCTCATTCCGTAATATCCTCCGTTCTTTTCCATGAATCGTTTATTTTTCCGTAGGTGATTGTGCCCGAGCCTGTCGCCTTCTTGACTGAGTGTTTCCGTGCGTTGCTCAGGCAGCCCCAGGAACAAAAATGTTTTGTCTCACCCTTGAATGTTTCTTTGTACCTCCAGAGTGTGGGATGGCGCATGTAGAACTTTGTCCCGCACCATGCACACTGATGGTACAAGATTAGCTTGCTCCCTTTGTCTTCCTCGCCGCTATTTAGAACTGGCGCACTCCTTCGCGATGTCGTGGCGCTTGTCTCTCATTGCCTCGATTCGCTTATAAAGTCCATACGGCTTGATTTTTAATCCGTCAGCAATCTCTTTGATTGTCTTCCCACGCTTGAAGTATTGCTCTTCGAGCTCTTCATCGCTTATCAGGTCCGCCGTGAATGTTCTCGGCTTTGCTTCGGACTTCTCGATGCCCTTCTTGCGGTCGATCTTGTCCTTGTTGTACTGGATACGGTGCGTGACCGTATTCGGCTTCATTCCCGTGACCTTTGCGATCTGTGTCGCTGTGAGCCCTTCGGCTTGGAGCTGTTCGATGCGTTCGTTCGATACTTTGACCGCTGCCGTGCTCGGAGCTTCTTCCGCTGCCGTACTCGACTCTTCGGTCTTGACCTCTTTGAGAGCCTCTTGCATTTTTCGATTCATTGCGTTTGCAAAAGTCTCCGCCAGAGTGTTGACCGTTGTCGGTGTATCAAATACCACATTGAGCTTCTCACGTACCGCTTCCATGTCTTCCGGAGGAAATGCTTGTTTTAAAACCACTTTTCTCGCGTCTGATATTTGATTGTGAAAATGCGATAACAAAAACTTCTTGATGTCGTCTTCTACATTTTGCGGCAAATCAGGAATTTTATATCCCTCTTCGTTGTCATTACTTGTGACGCGAATATATAGAGCCGCATCATTTGCCTCGAGTGCTTCGATTGCAGCTCTCGCAATCTCGAATTTTCTACAAGCGCCATGAAGCTCTTCAGCACGTTGAAGTGCTTTGTCGAAAAATAACATTTCGTTTTGATTCATGTATTACCTCCCGTAATTGATATAATTCCCTGAGCCATTATTGCGTCAGCCCTGCCGCAACCTGTTCTCTCATTGCCAAAAACTTTCTTGTGATAATAAAACGGACATTTATCTCCGACACATTCTCCGAATACCGTAATATCTTCCGCGTTTATGCGGCCGTGTTCGTCTACGACTTCGGGCTGATGTATTATTCTTGTCTGATACGGACATTTCATAACGTCCTCGCAAGGTTCACGCTTCAAGGCTTCGATTGCTTCGATTGCGTCTTTACTATCGCAGTAACGAATATCACAGTTTTCCATATTCGAACCGTATGCGCATTGAGCGCATATATTTTCTTTTAGCGTTTTAATCGCTTCTTCCTCTGTCATTCTTTAACCCCTGAGTCTGTATATTGTCACCGTCTTGCCGGTGTATCTGCATTTTGTCTTTCCTGCGGGCTCCACGATGCCCTTCTGCATGAGCTCCGTGAGCCTCGGCGCGGAGAAGTTCCGCTCCGCGTTCGGGGTAAAGCCCCGGTTGAACATAAAGACCGCCACCTCTTTGGCCGTGAGGTTTCTCGGCTTCATGTCCTCGAAGATCTCGACGATCTGCTTATATCTCAGTTCTCTCGGCACGAGGTCGTTGCTTTCGGCTCTGGTGTCGAAGGTTGTCATCTCGCCGGGATAACGCTTGTTTGTGGTACTAGTCCATTCTTCAAGGTTCATCTGTCCTGTTAATTGGTCATCCATGTCTTGCCTCTCTTTCGTTTACAGCCATTTTCACGTCCACTTTTAAGTCTTCCACAATCAATCTCAACTTACTGAGTTCATCCTCGAGGTATCTTTTGCTCTTTTCGAGCTCGATTATTTTGTCACTGTGGTCATTAACCACCTTTGTCAATTCTTTTGCATCCATTTTTTACTCCTGTCGCGCCATGTATTCCTTTAGGCTCATTTGATCCTCTAATATTTCTCCCGAGTGTGCTCCGGTGTAGTCGTAACCGTGTTTTTCCCAGACGTAATCAATTAACGCGTGGTAATCGTCAAAGTCGAGGATATAAAGCGCTGCTTGTAAGATTCCCCATGCCTCATATTCTTCGATTGTTCTTTTTTCACTCTTGGATAAGTTCGTTTTTTCCCAGTCTATGAACTCGCTATCTACGCACTTACAAAAACGGTCATATAAAGGACTGTGTTTTTTCTTTGACGTGTGTGCCACCTCCTAAAGTCTGTTAATCGGGCACTGGTTGCAAACATCGCTTTCGCTCAGTTCGCAGCCCTCTTTTTCTGCGTCCCATATTCCGGGATATTTGCAATAGTTGATACAGAACTCCTCGGCGATCTGCTCGAGCAATTCACTTATCCGTTTTACTTTGTCCATATCAGTACAATCCTTCCGGTTCTTCTTCTGTGGCGTCGAGGATATGATAAATGCCGTTTATCTTTGCGACCCCGAAGCACTTGACGTCTTTCTCGGTAATGTAGTTCCTGCCAAACACAACCTTCATGTTCTCCCAGACGATCCACGGGATCCTATAGACATGGTCGAGACCGAAGCATATCATCACGGCACAATATGCGCCCATCTCGTAATGTCTGCGGAGGTCTTCCATCTGCTCCTCGGTGAGTCGGTCTCTGGTGAAGCGGTCCGTGTCGGTGTGCTTCGCTTCAAAGCGGACCGCGCGCCCGATGTGTGTCGTTCCCGAAAAGTCGACCTGTGCCTTTTTGACGTAGTGCGCGACAAACTTGCCATTGCCGAGCGACTTGATTGGACGCATCGGCTCCGGTGTCTTGGTGATGATTGCCGTGCCCTCGTTTGCGTAGTATCTGAGTGCCTCGATGATCAGGTTCTCGAAGTGTTCGCCCGCTGCCTTGTTCTTCATCCCCTGGATGACGTTCTTCGCAGCCTTGCCTTTAATCAGTGCCATTATTTACCTCCGTTGCTTTATTCCTCAGCGGCTTTTCCCGTTCGACATCTACCTCAAGAGGCGGGAGCCCGAGTAATTTACGTATTTCGTTTTCCGTGATATTGTTTGTGATGACTTGTTTGAGTGTTGAAATATCCTTTCTTGCGAATAGGATTTCCATTCTGAGATCATCTAGCGCTTTGATTATTTTTTTCTTTCGCATGTTTTCCTCCTAAAATTTCCACACCATTGGCGGAGTTGCATCCCAGAACGGACAGTTGCCTGTTATTTTGTCTGCGAAGTTACACCCTTCGCATCTTGCCATTAATTCGCATTCTCTTTTGATTTGTTTGGCCGCTGCCATTAATTCCGCCGGTGTAAAAGCAAAATTATTTTTGATTGCATTTGATCCTGATCCGGCCGGCGGTGGCGGTGGTGTTTTGGTGTCTTTAGGTTGATAGCCTCTCGGCTTATAGATGTGTTCCATTGATGACTCCCTTTAACATAGCTGCACCATCGTGAAGCGGAAATATCCGTAACCGCTATATTCGGGATTGCAGATCCCGACCTCGACGGTGCTCTTGTCGATGTAATACTTGCCCCGGTACTTGCTCGGCACGGTTGCCTCTGTCCGGTACCAGGCGCGTTGTGAAATTATCTTTATCTGTGGTTGCGGGTGTATGAGGTTTCTCGATGCGTTCCACCTCTTGCTCGAAAGCTTCTCATCGTCGACATGCTTCCGGGATGAGTATTTGATCAGGTACGCAGCAAGGTCTTTGTAGTTCCCCGATGAGTCGAGTGGGTTCACATGGATCCGACCATGTGACCAACATGCTTGGACGATTCCCGGATCGAGTGCATTGATGACAAGATGGTGATGTCTTGCTCCTCTGGCTCCCACCTCCGGGACGTGGACATATTTGAGCTCTTTGCCTCTCGCTCGGTATTCTGCTCGGAGGTTCTTCAGAAAGTTCCTGATGTCCACTTTCATCGACTCGGGTCCTCGGTTCGGTTCTCCCCTTGCCTTTGCGTAGGAGAGAACCAAGTGATAGTCACCGGCTTTGAAGTTCGCATTGAGGATCCTGCGGAGCTTCTTCTCGGCCATCTTGTTATTGATGCGGAGCATCTCCTCGGGTGTCGGTTTCACCTTGTCCCCTCTTCGTTGTCCTCTCTGACCATAGCGGTTCGTGTAATACCTCTCGACCTCTATGGTCATACCCGCCTTTGTGATCGCTTCCACATAAGGCATTAAATTGTTACCTCCGGTTGTACTTTGGTTCTTGAGTTAATGGGTTTATGGACCTTTCAAAAGGGTCGCGAACCCTTGATTTTTCTTGATTTTTAGAATCCGATGTGATATAATTTTCTTGTACCTTAAAAGTGGTACTTGATCATGATTGTTGCATTTATCACATCACTTAAACGGCGCCTCACGACTCCCCAACGTGAGGCACTTTCCTTTTTATAATTCCCGTAACCTCACCGTTGTTTATTAAAAGTTCATAGCCCATCGCCTGCCATGTGAGTGCGTCGCCGATTGTCATTGTGTCAGCTATTTTTTTTTCGTTTTTAACTTCGAGCATGTGCTTCTCCTTTCTTTCCTTATATAAGGAAGTTTTAAGCCTCCACCGCTGTGCATCTATGTGCAAGCCAGCGGTCAAACTTCTCTTTGTCGATCAGGATCTTGCCGTTCTTGCCTGCAGGCTGAAACGCGAACCGCTGCCAAGGTCTCCGGCAATATTCGCGGACGGTCTGCTTTGTCAAGCCGTACATTTCCGCGATCTGCGTCACGCTGAAATATCTCTGCATTTGTCCCTCCCGTCTTGATAATCAGTTCCCGGAGCTGTTGCTCGGGTGTCTGTCTGCGGAACCGCTCCCAACATTCCGGGCAGATATACAGTCCTTCGTCCTGCCCCGGGAAGATCTTCCCGCAATCAATACATGTCACATTGTTCACCACCTTGTTACTTTTCTTTATGCGTATGTTGCATTAGAAGTTACAAGCGAAGGAAAAAAAATCCTTCTCATGTCCGCATCGGTGAGAGCGTACCTCATAGCGATCAATTCGACCTCCGCCCTGGAGAAGTCTCTAAGGTTGTTAATCTTGGCCGAAAGCGTGTTTTCAGTGATTCCGAGGTATGCCGCAAGCTGTGCCTGCGTGTCTCCGTGGGTTGCGATTACTCCCTTGAGATCGTTCGTGCTTATCATGTTTGTCTCCTTTCTTCTGTTACTTTATGTGCAACATTGTAACCTTATAATTTTATCTTGTCAACAAGAAATTAACATAAAAATACATTTTTTTTATTTTTCTTGATAATTTCTAGTAAAAAATGTATATTATAAGTACACATCTGCCGATATATATGTATGCCAGGAGGTGATGTTTATGACGACAATGGGAAAAAGAATCCATGATAAGCGAGTTGAAAACAATTTAACAATGGAAGAACTCGGGCAGAAGCTCGGGGTTCAAAGGCAGACCGTTTTTAAGTGGGAAAATGGAACGGTTCAGAACATAAAAAGAGGTTACATCGAGCAGATGGCTCGGCTATTTAACTGTGATCCTGTTTGGTTAATGGGCTTTGAGGACGCGAGCAGAGTGATGCTTACTTACTCGGCGCGGGGCAAAGAAACCGTCAAAACAAGAGTTGACCAGAAATCGAAGCCGATCATCGGAGAGACGGCTCTGAGGATGCGCTTGTACCAGGCAGCGCTTTCGGTACCTGCTCCGTGCCTCGAGGTTGCCATTCAGCTGCTCAATTCCTTATCAAACCAGACACAAGAGGTATTTACTTGCTCTGAAAAGTGCTGTCATATGACAAACAAACTTGATAATTCGCTTGACGGTTACACTTTTGGAAATGGAACAAACAATATTCGCGTAGATAAATGTCAAAGGGGTGAAGAATGAAAAAGAAACTTTTCATTATAATCGTGAGCATTATCGTGTTGGTTGGTTTGATCGTCGGGGCGATTATTGTGTTTAAACCGGCAACGGCTTCCGTAAATAAGGACGGATATAATGCTGCCATTGCCGAGGTATGTGAATTTTATCATGTACAAATAGCCGATTATGACGAAAAAGCACTTGTTTATTTGCTCAATATCGACTCTCGTGTCTGGGATGCGCACGATGATCTTGACCACAATCAGATTTGTCGATATTGCCAGGAAGCATTTGACCGCATGATGCACAAATACGGCATGATTTCGGAATCGGAAAGTGTTGATTTGAAGTTTTATAAAAACGGCTCACTTGTTGCGAGCGTTATCGACGGATCTGTTGAGATATTGCAGCAAGCTTCTGCAGATGAAAATGACTTTTCGTTCGGGCTTGCTGACAGTGCCGATGCTTTTGTCGAAGAGTTTACTGATGCATACAATAAAATATATGATGGCATCATGGATAGTTATAAGGAAAAAGAAAAAGAGCTTTTGAAAGAATTTGGATATTAAGGAGGTGATTTCATGGCTCGATATACAAAGACATCACGAGGTTATTATCGGACCGGTGTCGTGATCGGTGTCGATGAAAATGGAAAGACTCGAAGGAAATGGTTGTCGGGGAAGACGATCCAGGAGCTCGAAAAGAAGATTGCCGAAGTGAAGATTGTGCTCGGCTCCGGCAAGAATCTGCTCGATGATGACATCCGTTTCGGTTCTTATGCCCGAATGTGGCTCGAAACATATAAGGCGAGCCGCGGGATAAATACGCGCGCCATGTATCAAAATCTGCTCAAGCTTCACTTCGGCGCGATCAATGACCTAAAGATTAAGGACATCCGCCCCATGAATCTGCAGGCGCTTATAAATGCGAATGCATCCATGCCTCGGATCTGCTCTCAAATGCGGATGTGTCTGCGTCAGATATTCAAACAGGCCATTGTCGACGGTATCATCGTCAAGAACCCCGCCGACTTGCTTGAGCTCCCCAGAGCTGTCAAAAAAGAGCGCCGTGCGCTGACTGAGGAAGAGAAGGACGCCGTCAAGCGTGCCGACTTCACTGATCGGGAGCGCGCCCTGGTTATGATCGCATACGGCTGCGGACTCCGTCCTGCGGAAATATACGCACTCACTTGGCAAGATATTGACCTCAAAAATGGAGTGATCCACGTCAACAAGTCCCTTGTGTTTGACAATGGCCGCCCGACCGTGCAACACCCGAAGACAAACACGTCCATTCGTGACGTGGAGGCTCCTCGCATCGTTCTGGAGGCGCTCCATGCGTTCCGTGGTGCGAACATTTCCCCGATATTGTTCTGCGCGAAGGACGGCGGTTATAAGTTCCGGAAGAGTTACGAAACCGAGTGGAAGAATATCAAGCTGAAAATCGAGGCGGTTCTCGGACACAAGACAGACATCTCGCTCTATTATTTCCGGCATAACTATTGCACGGCTCTGTATTATTCCGGAGTAAGCCTCAAAGAAGCGCAAAGGCTCCTCGGACACTCTTCTTATGAGATGATCATGAAGGTTTATGCTCATCTTGACGCCACGAAAGAGGACACCCGTGCAAAACTTAACGCGATAAATTTCTGACCGTGTTGCACAAATGTTGCACAAGGATTTTAAAAAGTGCCCGCAAAGCCTAGAAAATCAAGGGTTTCAATTTTGTATTAGTCATGACTAAGGATCATGTGTCAACAGACGTGAGAGTTCAAGTCTCTTACTCCGCATAAACAGCGGAAAGCATTGAAAATACAAGGCTTTCCGCTGTTTTTTGTTTGTTATGTTTTGTTATATTTTGTTATGTTTTGTGTGTTGCACAAGTGTTGCACAAGGGCCTTTTTCGGGCTCGTGTTGCACAAATGTTGCACAAAAAACACGCTCAAACCATGCCTCATGTGCGGGGCTCGGGTCCATCTCAAAACACGCCTCAGATGCAATCAACATTTTGTCGTCCATCGTCAGCCTCCTCCGTGTTTACCTATTGCGGTATGAGTCCATGCTCTCGCCGTCGTCGTAGGATCCGCCACGTCTCATTTCTGAGGAATAACGTCCCATGCTGTCGCGTCTTGCTGCGGGGCCACGTCCGCGGCCATAAGCACCGCCGTCGTCGTAATATCCGCGGTAGGGCATCGGATAATGTTCGGAATATCCTCCGCCGTCTTCCATGGCTTCCACGGTCGTGATGCACTTAAGGGAGTGCGTGAGCTTGTCAACCTGTTCAAGCGTCTGCATGTTTAACTCGCCTTTTTGAGCGATGTGTTTGAGTTCGGCGCGGAGCATTTCCTTGAGTTCTTCGTATCTCTCCATGTGTCACACCTCCGATCAGGTTGCTGCGCCCGTACCGAAAGGGTTGGGAACTGTATAGGCCGCAACAGGGTACGGAGCGATGCGATTAACCAGGTATTGAGTCTGTGCCGTGTTGTCAGCGATGAGAGCCGCCGTCTGAGCTGTCTGCGATGCGGCAAGGTTCTGCATGTTGACCTGGTTCTGCAGGGCGATGTTCTGCGACTTGAGCGCGTCGATCTCCTGCTGACACATTTTATCAAGGATCGCCTGAGTCTGCTCCTGGATAGCGAGACGGGTTGCTGCGCTTTCCGCTGCAACAAGGTTTTGGGTCTGGCATGTTGCGAGACGGTTATCGCAGCAGCACTGTGCGAGCTGAGAAGAGAGTCCCGAGATTGCTGCGGTGTTTGCTGTCTGAGCTGCAAACGAGCGCTCAAGGTTTGCCATCTGTGTGTTGGTGATCGCTGCGTTTACTCCGGCGAAACCTGCGCAGAGAGAGTTCTGCACGTCACCAAATCCCGATGTGACGGAGCTCTGGATCCCGTTCACGGTTCCGTTGATCATCTGATCGCGGAAGCCGTCGCTGATCTGGTTGCTCTGGTTCATCCAGGGATAGATCGAGCCGGCACCACCGTTACCACCGAAACCGCCGTTGTTGCCCCATCCAAGGAGAAGGAGCAGAATGATCCAAGCCCAGTCACCGCCGAAGGCGTTGCCGGAACCCGAACCTGCAGGTGCTACGGGCATAAAGAAGCCGTTGTTTGTGTCATCAAGTGCCATTTTGTTTGTCCTCCAATAACTTTTTTTGGTGAGCGGCCGCCTTCGCGCGTGGCGGTCGGTATGTTGAGAGCGGTGCACCGCTCAAGGGTACATTTTAATGCCGCATGAACATGTTGCGCATCTGCATCGCCTGATTGACCTGTGTCTGCGACACTTGGCCGGAGTTGAGAAGATGCTGCAGAATGTCGTTCGGGTTGTTGCCGACTTCTGCGGGTATGTTGAAACGCTTCGAGAGGATCCCGAGCGGGTTTTGTTTGAGCTGTGCGACGTTTTGCATGATTTCCATGATATTAGTCATCATCAACCTCCACCTCACGGATCACGCGCTTCTTGGTCTTGTCCTTGATTGCAAGGACGTCCTTGCGGACTTCGGCGATCTGTGTCTTGATCTCTTCAAAATCTTCCTTGAGCACATAGTTCGAGAGATCGACCAATTCCTTGATGGGTTCCGCTGCCGGCGCGTCGTCTTCACGGATCAGCTTGAACTTTTCGAAGATAGGACGGTCGAGCGGTGAGCTTCCCATGGTCTTCGTGTAGATGTACGGCGCCGACTCATCGCGGAAGGTCACGCTCTCGCCGGGGCCCACGGGAAAGCTCCGCGCTTCCTGCTCGCTCTGTACGCCAATAAAGCCGTTTGTTTTGTTCGGTATGGTCTGAGGTACCTGCGGAGCATTAAAGCCCTGCGGGGGTTGATAATAAGGATTGAATAAATACGGGTTCATGTGTCAGCCTCCCAATAATATGCGGGCACTTCCGCACCGGAATCCCATGCGTCCCAATAATTGCCATCAATAACGGTCACGACATGCGAGCCGGTACCGAGAACAAACACGCCCTTCGGATGATCGCGACAAAAGTCGGCGACCGTGTAGCACTCGGGACATGTGTCCGGGATAACGTGGCGCTTATATCCTTCATCGTGCAGGAATGTGCCCCAGACGTCGTTACTGTTGGGGAGATTTCCAAACATGCGGCCGTAATGACTTAATGCGTCATAAGCATCAAACCACGACAAGCCCTCGGCGGCGCTGATCGCACGGATCGCGCAGTCACCGACACGCTTGCCGAGTGGGTTCGGGTTGTATTCGTGCCACATGCTCGGGCCTCCCTTCTTTTGATGGGTATATCATCGCATAAAAAAAGAACCCCGACCTGCGGGGTTCTTGTGGCGTTTCTGTATAAAATTTGCATGATATTGTTAAGCAAACAGCGGCCCCGGTGCGGTCAGTCCATTATCCGGCGTTTGAGGAGTTTTGCTTGCGCTTAGGGACGCGTTCCCTGCATGTGTTAAGTCTCGCGTAGACGGCACGCTTGCACCCGTATCAACACCGCTGTTTGATTAAATCAAAGGAATGAATTTGACCGTTGCGTTAGATGATGCGGTCACAAACTCGCACTTCATGCCTTTGCGGACAAATACCTCTTTGCTCTGGTAGTCGGTGCGTGCGTATTTGCTGAATGTAAAGAAGGACTTGCCACTTGCTCCGTAGATGTTCACCTCGACAAATTCAGGAGTGTCGGGCATCGGGATTCCCTTTTTTGTCATGACGTCAAAGACCTCGACCTTGTTAAACTCAAGCGTCAGGTACCCATCGCACGGGAAGATGAACCGTTCAGCTCCGGCGAAAGAGCTGTCAATCTCGATGCACGTCCCGAGGTCGTTGCCTTCATTGTCGGGTTTATTGTCCCAGAACTCGATGTCTTCGTCCGTTATGGCCATGGTCGCAAAAGGCAGCTCCGAGATTGAGCTCATGCCGTCGCCGATTTTGAGACGCGGAACGCTGACCTCGTTGTCGGTTCTGTAGTCTGCATAAACGTAGATCGTGCCCTTTTTGCTGAGGAAGTCGGGGATCTTCGCCCACTCTGCCATTGTGTGCGAGATTATTCCGATACACGAACGACCGCACCCACATGCGGGAGTTTCTTCTTTGCGGGTGTTTTTATCCAGGATCGTCATGATCTTGGCACGGACGCGCCTCATCGTGACCGCTGCCGTCGACTCCGATATGCTTAATTTGAGAGCGAGCTGCACGTCGGTGCAGTCCTTGGCCTTGAGCTCAAAACAACGAAGTTCGAGGTCGGTGAAATTGCACTCATTTCGAAATGTGTCGAGCTCTGCCTGTGTGAAATTGCATATTTTCATGTTATCCCTTTCAAATAATTCTCATATTCCATTTTGGCCATTCTGTTCAATCTGGCTATATCTTGCGCATGTTGATCTATTCGCTGTTGAGTCTTGATGGTTGTTTTTCTTCTCGGGTCAATAGGGTTGACCCACATATAACTTGAATCTCGGTGTTTTTTCTTGGTTTTTACTTTGCCCATTTTATCCCCAGTGCCTCTGCGGTTTTCTTTGCTACTACGCCATAAGATACTACATTGAGTTTTGCGGCCTTCTGAAAGCGTGTAACCGCGTCTTTTGTGTTGGTCGTGAACGTGCCCGAGATCTGGCACGGGAATCCATGAGAGCAAAGAGCTTTTTGCACGTTTACAACGTCCGCGCCCGTCATGGGATCCGACACGACTTTGAGTTTACGCGAGAGTTTGAGCTCATCAAACCAAGTATAGTGCGCTGCATATTCCCAGTCGCTCAGGTTTGACATGACAACGCCGTCATCGCGCCCCTTGCACTCATAGCAACGGCCATCACCGGCATAAATTCCGACATGGACCATTTTTGTGCCTAACTTTTTGAAAACAAGATCGCCCGCTTTTGCGTTGCTTGGTTTTATAGATGTCCCAAGGTTAAAAAGTCCGTCGGCGGTTGTGTCGCCGTAAAACAGCCCGAAGTGTGTCAGCCCGTCGATAACATAGCCGGAGCAATCAAAGAACTGAGCAACGTCGAGGTTATAACCACATTCGACCATTAAACCGACATGTGCAAGCACGCGCCTTGCGTTGATCTTGGGCTTGTCGCTTGTGCTCTCGAGCTTGATGATCTCGTCCGGCGTCGTCTTGCCGACGATCTGCCCGGAAGCGCCCCAGAGATACGCGCAATGATTCAAGTATTTGCTTCGGACGTATTTTATAAAATCTTTTATTTCTGTCATGTGTCGCCTTCCTTTTTCTCCGCTGCCTTTTTTGCGAAGTAGAACGTGATTATCATTAAAAGAGCCTTGTCGAAGTTTTCCGAAAGGCTCGTGATGACTGTCTTCGCGGTTTCTGCGTCAATGTAACCGATGGGGATCCCGGCGATGATTACCAGGACACCCACGGCGAGGACACTCACAACAATGAGTGTGATGATGCTTTTTAAATCCATTTTTTTCATAGAATCACCTGCTTTCAAACAAAAGAGCCCGGAATTATACCGAGCTCAATTTCAGCGCGTCCCACGCGTGGATGGGTGCGTTATACGCGACTAATCAAATAATCGTCTATCTGTTGTTTAACTTTACATAAAACGTCTTTATTATTTCCGTCAAGAGCGTTGGCCATAAGCGCCTGCAGGCCTTCGATGATCATACGAGTGACCGCTTTCAAATCTTCTTCGAGTTCCTTGGCTTGCTGTCTGTCATCTTTAAACATTCGATCGCCTTCTTCAAGCCTGTCTTCGATTTTTGTTACACGGGATTTCAGCTCGGAGATTTCCTCGTTTTGCTTAGCATTTGGCGCTTTCCACTTTTGTATAAGCTTAGCCACGACCGCGACCGCTGCCGCTACCGCCGCTATCAATCCGCAAATTCCCAAGATAAACCCGTATAAATCCCCTATTGTAAAGCTGATAGTCTGTTCCATGATGATGTGTGCCCTTTCAATTTAATTAGTGTTGTGGTGTTATCGCGTTACCTTTTTTATGCCCTGTAGGCTCTGTTTAACCCTGTGCGTGTACGATTGTTTCCTTGTATTTACCCCCGTCTAACGGGTCAAGGTTTTCATCAACGATTGAGATTGTAGCCTTTACAACGTCTTGTGCGGCTCTGTTAGCCTTGCACACATCGTACCATGCTAAAATAGCTGAATCGGGTGTTGTGAAGCCCTCGGCTTCAATGAAAAAGTTTCCGTTTACTTGTCTGATGATTGCGTAATTCATGGTTTATGTCCTCCTTTAGCCTATTTTATAAAGTTTTAACGTCCTGCCGCTCGTGAATACAGACGTGCTATAGTTTGTAAGTGCAAGCGTGTTGTTTGCCTCGTAAAATCCGTTACCCGATAAATCCATAATGCGGAAATAGAGGTTTGTAAGACCTGTGTCCGCTCCGTCCGTATGGACAAATGTATACGCACCCATGGGGTAAAAGCACTTGCCGTCATTGTCGATGATTCTGTACTTGTACATTTCGGATGCGTTGTAACTTGCCGAGATTTCCGCAATTACTTGTGCGAAGGTCTTAACGCCGTCACCTGTTGCGGTTGCTACAAGTACCCACTTCTTGACCTCCTCGGCTATAGTGTCAGCCACGAAATTCGTATTAAGCGTAAATGTCGCATTAACGGCTATGTCCATTATCGCCTTACACAAACTACCGTTAAGATAGAACAACGTACCCTTCGGGATTGTAGAGCCTGTGGTGTTGGTTGAGCCGTTGACATATATTGTAGCAATGTCGGCACGTTCTGCTTTGTCGTTCGTCAGTTGCAAATTCGTCTTTGCAAACGGAGCATAAGTCGGGTCTATGACCCGAGCGTCACGGAGCATTGGATTTGTAAGCGTTACCGACTGCCCTATGTACGGATTATTAAATCTTATCTTGCACCCACTTGCTGTAACCGTTCCTGTCCCTGCTCCAAGTGAACCAACAACATTGTTGTTTGTATCTAATAACTCTATGTCAAAGGCTGACGCGGTAAAATCAACGCTTGCGCTCAATGTGACCGATATATTTGTATCAGAGAAAACAAACGGATTACTGCTTAAATCTGCCGATGTGGGTATCGTAAAGACGCTACCGCTCTTTGTATATGATTGATTGTTTTTGTTTAGCCAACCCTCAATATCCCAAAGATTTTTCGCCCCAGAATCAACAATAGCTTCAATATTCTCGTTGAGTACACGTCCCTGATTAGCGGAAAGGGCGTCCGTGGTCGACGTTGAGGCGCAATTATCAATGATCGCGGGGATGCCGGTGATGTCGATGATCGGCTGCCAGTTGCTTGTGTTGGTCGGGTCGACGCCGGTACACTCGAGATTGTTGAGGTAGGTGAGGGTTTTGCCGCCGCTCGTATAGTATACGGCGTCGCGGGGCTTATATAATATGTTGGGGTCATAAGCGCCGCGGGGATTGATCGGGGCCGTGTTGCCAAAGGCGTCAATGTAGTCCTGCAGCGTTTGCGCAAATAGCGCATCCATGTCGGAGAGGTCGCTTGTCGCTTCGTCAAGCTCTTCCTTTGCGCGCTCGAGTGAGTCCGCATAAGGTCCCGCGTTCTCATCGAATGGCGTGATAGTATCCGGGAGGATTTCGATCATAAACGAAGCGGTGCTTATGCGCTGCGTCGCAGGATCCCCGTCATAAAATTTGACGTCGACCACGGTCTTGCCGCACACGCCGAACTCGTTGCCCTGGATGACATATTCATAATCGCGCGCGCTTATGGTCGTCGGTATGCCCTCGACACATGTGCCGTCTGAATGATTAAATATAATGTGCGGGTTCATTCCCGTCGGGTCGAGGTCTTCGCAATGGATGTTGAATTTGCATCCTTTATCTCCGATCTTGAAGGCGTAGCCGGTGCGCTGTGTGATGGCCTGATTGAAGTGAAGGTTTATATTGTAGTTCGAGTTCATGTTTATATGTCCTTTCTTTCACTTAACGCTTATGTGAATAAACGCGACTATCCTGCGACAGATATGCGTTATTTTCTAACTGCGCGCTCGAGAGCTGCGACGCGGCGGGTCAATTCGTCGACCTCAAACTTGAGGTCATGAATCGCGAGCGTTTGCACGGCAATGAGCTCTTGATATCTGAGGGAATAGCGCCCATCTGAATCGATGACGATCGCCGCAATGTCGTGGAGTCCCATGCCGGACTCGCGAGCAGCTTCTTCGACTTCCTGGGCGATAAATCCCGTGTGCGTCCTGTCGCTTGTACCGTCTTTGTATTTGAAGGACGTCGGACGGAGACGATAAAAGAAATCTAGCCATTTGCGTCCGAGGGTTTTGATCGTTTTTTTGAAACGACGGTCGGATGAGTCTGAAACGGAGCCGTAGATGTTTGTTGCATATAAGTTGTATAGTTTTTTTGACGATGTGCCGATTGATGATCCATTGTTTGAACTTGGCGTCATTAGTCCGCTGCCAATGTCAAAGGCTGCGGATCCGCTTGGCGTTCTGATGTGATCCGTGTCGGTGTATGTGGATGTTACTGCTCGGAGTCTGTAGCTAGCATTACCAAGGTCTAAAGAGCCATAAACATATGCACCTGCTCCTGAAATTAATATATAATTGTTTCCGCTTCCAAGTCTGTCAAAATATGCGTCTTTACCTCTGTAGGTGTTTGCCGCATCTGTTTTGCTTAGGTAATCGTTTGACGCGTCTGTTTTGCTCAGATATGTGTCTGCGGCACTTTGTTGCGTCAAATATGCGCCGGCGATTTCCGCAGCGGTCGGTTTGTAGTTGTCGACTATATTTGCATTGCTTATTTTGCCCAGGATGATGAACGTGTTGCCCTGGACAAGCATACAAACAACGTCGTCGACTGCCGGCTTATATCCTTCGATATACGGATAAAGCTTTGTGCTCGGCTCACTTTCTCCGTAGAACTGCACGCTTGCCTTGCCATTTGATAAAGACGTGACTTTCGCCAGAGATACGGCGGACGGGATCGGGGTCTCGGCGCCTTTTACTTCGTCGACCGCATTGTCGTATAAGCTCATGCGCTGCCTCCTTTATAAACTCAATACTTTGCGGGCTGTGTGCCTCATGTGACCGCCGAGAGTAAGATCGATATGCCAAGCCTCTTCTATATACTTGCCGGAAACGTCGAGCTCCTTGTCTATGAAATACAGACAATCAAGGTTTCCGTGGTTCGGCATTGCTGCCGTGTCTACAAGGATCCTCTGGTACACTTTGAAGTCGTCCATGACTCTTTGTGTATATGCGTTTAGGGTTGCCTGGTCGGCGATGTCGCTCACGCTTTTGATGTCGACGATCGTTCTGCCGCGTGATACGGTGGAGAGGATTGACGTCGGATCCGTGTTTGTGACTTCCGCGATGAGCGTTCCGCGGTCTGCTGTTTCAAGGTACCTGATGACTTTGTTCGGAACTTTGAAAATGTCAAGTTCTTCACGGATTCCCGCAAATATAATACTGTTGCTGTCCGTCGAATATGATGCTTGCGCCGGACGTGTTAAAGGATCCTCGTAAGGTTCACAAACGAGCTTCCCGTTTTGGTTTGCGTATATGTTGTTATAGTTGATAGCTTTGAGGAGCTGATTGATCGCTTCGAGCTTGGTCATTCCAAGCGGAAACTCGATGTCGCTTTGTAGCGTCAACGGGCTCGCTGTGACAATGGCGTCGGTGATTCCGGCGCTTGAAAGAATATTCTGGACCGCTGTCGTGTATGCCGTGCCCGCTGCCACTTTATACCGTGATGTAAATTTGTCGTCGACAAGCTGCAGCGTCATGTCGTAGCACTCGACGGATCTTCGGACGGTACCCGTTGCCGCTTCTCTGGAGGGCGATGACATGAAAAAAACACCGAGCGGGAACTTTTCCGTTCCTGTTGGTGTTTTGAGACACATTGACGGCTTTATCTTGTCGGATGCGAAATTAATATCTCGCGTCTCGATGAGATCAAGCTGCGCCGTCCTTTGTATGTTCACGGTCGCGTTATAGTCAATGCTCCCGGTCGCGCTGATCTGTCCGATCGGAATCTTGTTTTTGTCGAGCAGGTCAAATTCATACCACACTTCACGGTCGCCCGTGAGCATGGCACGAATTTGCTCCTCTGTATATTGACCTGTTGCCAAACTATACATTGATAATCACCTCGTTGGGTGCGGTTTTTAATAATGTTATTTCCGCAATGTAGTCCCGGGTCATATACTCGTTATATTTTAAGCTTGTTATGACCGCTTTGAAAGCATTGCCTCGTGAATCACGATAGAAGATCGACGGCTCTTTTGCCATGTCGTCAAGGATCGGTTTTTCTTCGCGCGATATGTAAAAGCGCTTTGTGATCGTGAGAGTCGTAAATTCGCCGCGCTCAATGACGGGATATTCACGGCCGACGAAGTTGTTGACTGCGAGGTTCCTGCTTATCGCTTCCTCGTGCATGAGGAACTTTTCCTCTGATGTTTTGAGATTGAGCTCGTGATTATTTGATTTTATGATGGATCCCGCAAAATCAAACGTCACGATCTTGGGCTCGCTGTCAGTATATCCGCCGGTGTCCCATGTACGAAGTACATATTCGTATTCAATGCCCCCGGCAACGGTGTCGTCGATCGCGCTTGCTGCCGTTGCGATGATGCTTTCGACTCCGTTTGTTCTTCTGATGATCGCAGCGTTTGTTGCTTCCGATGTCCCGTTAAGTTGCACATGTTTATCAAACGGAATCATTTCAAGCGTTCCTTTGTCGGGTCCCGCTGCGTTTATCGAAAATGTAGAAATGGCGAAGTTGCTCCAAATATCCGCATTGTTTTTTATCCTGACTTTGATTGAATAGTCGCCTTTAAGAAACATTTGAGGCTTGTATTCTGCAATCGTTGTTGCACGCGTTTCATGCGCAAGAAGAACGTCGTTTTGGTAGAGCAAGATTTCCGCAGCGTCCTGACCTGTTGCGTTCCATCTGATCGTTGTCAAACAACAATTATCAGGTGTTTCGATGACAGGCGAGGCGGGTTTACCTATTACGTTGAAGCTTTGCGTCGCGCTGTAGCTTGATGTTTCATCAATAACATTTGTGACGGCCACGCGCCACTCATAAGATCCTTGCGGAAGTCCACCCGGTAATATATACGACTTTGCTTCGCCTGAACTTGTGACTGTGGTCCATGAGCCTGCTGATACAAGTTTATATTGCAAAGTTGCGGATTTTTGTCCTGCTGCCGTGCTCGAATTAAACAGCCAAGTAAAACTTACGTCTTTATTTTCCTGCAATGTTACATTGCACGGATATGTCGGTGTAGGTGCCGGCTGTGCGACGTCATCGTAGTCTATTGTTAAATATGCCGAAGATTTTGCAATAACATACTCATTATATACATTTGGATCAGAAGTTTGATAATATGCGCAAAAGAGATAAGAATATACAATTTGCTCTGGACTATCCGGCGTTTTTCCGTTGTCAATGTTTTCACCTGTCGAAATAATAAATCTTGACGATTTTCCTGCAAAAAGAGATTTGTATAAGTTTGTTATGTCGGCATGTCTTTGATATGTTGATATGTTTCTACCGACTTCGTAACCTAAAGCGCTGATTTGTGACGATGAAATTGATCCTAAGTTTTTAAAATTATTTAAATTGATTTGTGAGATTGTTGCGTCTGATATATATGCCGCAATATTTTCGCAGTACGAATATTGTCCGTCGTGATTTCCATGCCTTAAATATGCCGGTATAGAGTAGTCGCCTGCTGCTGTAATTTCATACGTTAAGATTACTCTATTTATTTGTTTATATTGTAGAATATTGTTTCCTTCAAATTCTAAAAGTGCGCCACCGTTATCAAGATAACTGGGATTAGTCTGTGCAAGTTGTCTTTTTTGGTTTTCATTTTGAGTTGATAAAAAGGCGTAACAAGTTGGAATATTTGACATTCCCGATAAATCACTGCCGGGGTTTCTATACGACAAAAAGGTTCCGCCGGTGCACGCGAGTGTTAAAATTGCCATTAGCGTGTTCTCCTTTCTGCCATTCTCTGATTGCGGGCGAGCTCAACCACTTTATTGAAGTCGCTGACGTTTTTGGCGTCGATCGTGATGTTGAATGTGTTATATTCCACGCGATTTGTTTCGCGGGAGGGTTCGATCTTGGTGCCGCGGGGGAGCGTTACGAGCTCGGGACCTTCTTCGCCGACCCAAGTGCGGCCGCCCCGGAAGTATTGCGTGCCGGAAGCGTTTCTTGATGTCGTATTGACTTTATTCTGCGCGTCTGTGACCGTTCCGCTGACCTGGTTGACCATTTGAGTCGTGGATGCCATTGCACCCTGTATCTCGTTGCCCTTGCCGGCAATGATGGCGATTATTGTACCGAGAGCGATGAGAGCGGCAACGACTCCGAGTATGATGCCCGTCGTTTTGAGTGTTGACGTGTCAAACGCCGAAAAGAACCCCTTGATCGTCTTGGCGGTGTCGGTCAAGGACTTGATCGCTTTCACGATTGAAACGATTGAGACTACAACGGTGCCAAGGATAACAAGAGTCTGCAGAACCGGCACGGGGATCGATGAAAGTGCATTAAATAGCCCGGTGAGCACGGGGATGACGGTCAGGGCAAGCTGTCCCTTGAGGCCGTCGGCTACTTTTGAAAAGCGGTCGAGAGCGTCGTTAAGGGCTCCCGCTGCCTCGACGTCTGCCTCGCCCATGATAATACCAAGGTCTTCGGCTTCCTTGCCGAGCGCTTTTAGCTTTTTCGATCCTGCGTCAATGAGCGGATTGAGGTCGCGCGCCGATCTTCCGAAGATCTCCATCGCCGCAGCGTCGCGCTCGGTGTTGTCTTTGATCTTTCCGAGCTTATCGATTGCCTCATAAAATACTTCATTGCTGTCGCGCAGGTGCCCGGTGCTATCGGTCACGCGAATGCCAAGGTCTTTGAATGCCTGTTGTGCATTTTTTGAGCCGTCGCGTGCGTTGTCCATTGTCCTGATGAGCTTTTCCATGGATCCGCTCATCGTTTGAACGTCGACGTCGATAAAATCGGCGGCATATTGTAATTTCTGGAGCTCGTCGGTTGTGAGACCTGTTTGCTTTGAGAGTGTGAGAAGATCGTCCGCCCATTCTGCCGTGTCTTTGGCTGCTTTTACAAAAGCGCCGCCGATCGCTCCGACTACCAGGATCGCATTGCCGACCGCTGCGCTCACGCCGTCGAATTTCTTCGCCAGAGCTTCGACCGCCGGAGATGCTTGCAAGCCGAGCGCCGAGGCAACGCTTCGGATCTCATCGCCAAATGACTTATTTGCTTTATTTGCTTTGTTGGTGGCGTCTTCTTCTTCTTTGAGTTCGCCGTTCAGTTTTTCGAGCGTTGTGCGCTCCTGCAGGAGCTTCTTATCAAGCGCGTCGATCTCTTTTTGTGACGCGCTCTGTGATGACATGACTGCATTATATGCCTTTTCTGCCTCTTCAACCTTCTTTTTCTGCAGCTCAATCTTCTGGGTGAGATATTCCTGCTTTAACGCAAGGCTGTCCGTCTCGGTGCCGTAATTCTTGGCCTGCTCCGTGGCAAGCTTGAACTCGGCGTCAAGAAGTCCCATTTTGCGATTTATTTCGGTTATTCCCCCGGAGAATTGCGAATAATCAAGTCCGAGGTAAATGGTGCGCTTATTTGATGCCATGACTTAGATCAGTCCTTTCAGTACGCTCTTCAAACTGGTGGCGGGGACGGAGGGAGACGGTGCAGATCCGCGAGGGTTTTGCGCTTGGTCTGCGATCGTTTTCTGCTCCTCTGCCCAACGGTTTACGAAGTAACACATTTTACTGAGGGAAGCCTCGAAGAAATCGCGTTCCGTCAGTCCCATGTGTACGGTCCAGATGTATAAAAGAAGGTCAAGTTCGAACTCTTTCAGTTCTTGACCGCTGCCTTCATGATTTGCAATATCATTTTTTTTTGAGCATTGTCGAGCTTGTCGATGTCCATGCCCACGCTGTCCGAGAAGATGTTGATGATCTCGGAGACGTTTGAGACGTCCATGCCTGACACAAGTGCGCGGGCTTTTTCAAGAGTGAGATCGTCGTTGTTGTCTTTTCCTGCCGCCCAGACGATCAGGGCGCACGTCTCGGAGACTGATGCCTTTTTCAAGGCTTCGAGTCCCTCGTCGGTGTCCTGCAGGTTCGCCCACATTGAGATGTTGAAACGGAGCAGGATCGACTCCTCTCCGCTTATGATCTCAAGCTCGGGCGCTGCTTTGCATTGCATTGTTTTCCTCATGTTATCCCTCCCATAAAAGTGAGCCCGGTGCGATGCTTACGCGTTGGAAACACCGCACCCATTAACTCACTGTGTTGTTGTTACGATGCGATGTCGGGGCCTGACAAGAATGCGGTCTGTGCAGCCGCATTAAAGTCCGAGTTGTCTGTATCAGCGCGCACAATGATAAGATCGTCTTTTAATCTTGCGATGCAGTTGACCGTCAGCTCGTCCGTGGTGTATGTGATGTTTCCCTCTGACTGTTTGCCTGCGATGTTCACGGGCTCAGCCTTTCCGGAAACTAACCAGAACGCCTCATAACCGCCATTGTTAAGCTGAATCTCAGCATATACCGCGATTTCGATGGGGTTGTCAGATGTTTTGATCTGTTCCAAGCCCTTCTCCGTTACGGTATGGCCAAGAATTGCCGCATGTTCTGCCTGGGGAATCTTGTCGATTCCGATCTTGAGCGTTGCACCCGTGATCTTGGCGTCTTTGGATACGAGCTTGCCGTCGCCGTAGAGTTCCCCGGTTGCTGTCCTGAAAGTGATGTCGATTTCTCTGAGAGCGGGGAGCTTCACGATGGTGCCAAGTGTATATGTGCTGTCACTGTTGACGCTGACGGGAGCATACTGGCAATTCCTAACATTAAACTTGAATCCCATGGTTCAGTGTCTCCTTATGGTGTAGGTTCGGGGTCGGGTGTCGGCTCGGGATCCGGCTCAGGTTCAGGATCCGGCTCGGGTTCAGGATCCGGCTCGGGAGTCGGATCGGGGTCGGGTGTCGGATCGGGGTCGGGTGTCGGATCAGGGTCGGGCTCGGGTTCCGGCTCCGTTGTATCAAGCGGAATAAATTCAAGCGGAAAGACCGCTCTGAACTTTTTCGCTGTTGTGTCGTAATAGGTTTCGATCTCGCCGACGGTCAGCCCGAAAATGTTTTGGAGAGCTGCGTCGAGCGTGGTCGTCGCCGTGTCGCGTGTTGCCTTGTCCTTAAACCACAAATTGATTGTTGCATCACTCAAGCGGTGGAGCACTGAGCCCTCGCCATATAATCCGGCAGGGAGAGAGTCCACTTCGAGCGTGGCGCTGGGGTAGGTTATAGAGTCCGCGCCCGTATATACGGGAATCTCGAGGGTGTCCTCGATGAGCTTTTTGAGCTGTGCCTCTGTCATGCGTTTGTAACCTTTCCCACATAGTCGTTGACGATCTTCTCAACCTTGGCCTCGGCGTTCTTGAGCGCCTTCGTCGTGAATTTGAGCGGCCTTGTGTGCACCGTGCCGTTTGGGTTGCGAGTGCCATCGTCAAGCATGTGCCATTTATATGCGGTGTCTTTGCCACCATGAACGACCACGCCCATCGCACCGGTCTTTTTACGCTTTCCGTCAATCGTGACCTTGATGTCGTCCCTCATGTGCTTGTGTCCTTCGTCAGACTTCGGAAGGAGCGCCTTGACCTCTTCCTTGATGACTTTGCCGATCTCTTTGAGGCAAGCCTCTTGTTCTGTCTCGGCAAGTTTCTCGCAGCGGAGGACGTCGGCGACAAGTGCGCCGAGGGTTGGTTCGTAGTCAAGTTTTACGTTCATTCGCCTATTGTGACCTCGATGGTGTAGTTATCCGGCTCGTATGAGCGTATAACATTGTAGTGCCCACCGTTGTACTCGATCTCTGTCGGGATCTGCAAGCCGTCGGAGGTGGTCATATAAGTGCTTTCGTACTCTCCGAGATCGAACTCGAGGATGTACTTCGGAGTAATACCGACCTGTGTGGCTGCGTAAAACTCCGAATATCTGACCGACTTTCTCCCGCAGAACAATGTCGTGCGGTTCGGTATGCGTTCCGACTTGTTTCGAGTGTAGACGATGAGCGTCGCCTGATCGTTTCGTTTCATGGTGTTGCCTCATTATCGGGGTTCTCGTTTCCGGGGGTCTGTGTACCCTCGTTCTCGGGATTTTCCCCGTTTGTGGTGGTTTGTGTCGTCTCGTTTGAGACGCCTTCGACAAGTTGCCACTCGTGTTTTTTAAGACAGTCGCAGTTATAAATAAATGCTTTTTCTGCGGCGTCTCTGATCTTATCATCGCGGGCAATCTGTGAGAGTGCGCCCTGTATCACGGCGTTTTCGACAAGAGCGTCCGTTCCGATCGCTACGGAGTGCGGGATCCCAAGGCGCTCAAGCTCTGCGCGAGCCCACGCGATGAGTCTGGCGATCTCCGTGTCCAGGTGTGTCCCTGTGATTCTGTCGGCTGTCTTGATCGCAGCCGTGATACTTGCGTCACTCATGTTATTTACCTCGTGATGATGTGATTAAATGTACATTGCCACCTGCACAGTCTCGCCGGCGGGAGCCGATGAGAATGTGAACGTGTTCTTCGCGATTTCATCGTCGTCAACGGTCCAAGTGATGGCTTCGTTGACGTGATCGACTGCGCCAAGGGCGAGAGGTGCAGCGCTAAACATGAAGGGCACGCCGTAAAGGTCGCCCCATCCCATTTTAGCGGTGACAGCTCCGTCCATGACGGGGAAGGTCACCTTTGTGATCTTGCTGAACGCACACGCGCCTGTAAAAGAAACGTGTGTGTCTGTTTCCACTTCTGCCTCTTCCTTGAGGTAGTCGCCGTTGATGTCTTCGCCTTCCACCACGATCGTGCCCGCCTTAACATTGCCGGCTGTGCCGGTTGTGGCGATGGTGATGTTGCGGCAGTAAGGCATTGCGGCAAGGAACTCGGTCTTGACTACGGCACCCGATGAACCGAGTGTCACGCCGGAGAGAAGACCGTCATCGTCTGCGGCCGCTGCCTGAGCTGTCGAGAGCTCAATGAGCGCGACCTTTGCAGCGGGCACGGGCGTGTTGAACGCGTCCGTGCTCAGGAGCTCGGGAATATATCCTCTCATGGTTTTGCCCTCCTCAAATTAGAGCGATGCTGCGCCCTTTGTGATGCGTCCGCCACCGAGGGCCTTGCAGTCATACAGACAGTCGCCCTTGTAGTCGACTGCGTTGCGGGTGAAGCCGGACTCTGCGGACTTGCTGAACTTGATCGGTGCCGCAAAGTTGCCCTTTACAGCCTGGAAGAAGTTGCCGAAATACTCAACGCCTGCCGAGACGTTCGAGTCGAAAACAACAGGGAAGCCAAAGATGAAATAACCGTCTTTGATGTTTCCGCTGATGATCTCGGGCTTCTTCTCGTCTCTGAGAGGGTGGAACTTGGTCCAGAAGGTCTTGAAGCTCATAAGCCACTTTGCACCGTCGACATACTCGTCGTCGATAAGACCGATCTGCTCCTGCACCTCTGCGACTGTGGGAGCTGTGCCCGCCCAGTCGATGGCGTTTGTATCATCAACCCATGTGTCAGCGTACTCGATGCCCTTGGGCTCCGAGGATCCTGTTCCGTTGATGGTGTAATATCCTGCCTTCTTTGCGACTGATCTTGTGAGGTTGTTCACAAGCCAATTCTCGAAGGCGTTGATGCTCATGGCGTTGAGCTTTGCACTGATGGGGATGATCTTGACGATCTCAAAACCGCCAAGAGTTACCTTCACGAGTGTGTCACCGCTGCCTGTGATGGCTGCGTTCTCGGTGTGAAGTGTTGCATCGTTCACGGTGCCTTCAACGCCGATTGTGACGTTGCCCTGGATGTGCATGAGGTCGATCTCGTTGAGGATAGGAGCGGCATTGCCGAGTTCCTGGATGATCTTGTCAAGGGTGATTGTGGGGATTGCTGCGCCGCCTGATGCGTCGCCGGAATCCATTGCACCACGCTCTTCAACTGTGAGCTCTTTGCCCATCAGTCTCTTCATGAAAGCGTCTCTGTACTCTTTGGAGTCTACTGCGTACATGGTTTTTTCGTTCCTTTCTTCGTTGTTGGTTCCGAGGGTCTTGTCCGGCTCGATGGTGCCGGCGTTGATACCTGCGGCAAGTTTCTTGCGGAGTTCGATGTCTTCGAGCTCCTTCTTGCGTGCCTCGAGGTCGTTGATCTCGGCGCTCAGCTTCTCAAGGTCTGCCTGTTCGTCAGACTCGAGGAGGGTGCGGATCTCGCCAAGGCGTGCAATAATCTCTTTAAGGTTCATTTTGTTGCTCCTTTCTGGATGGTCTCGATTTTGTCGAGCATTGCCCGGACGGTTTTTTCTCTCTCAGCTTTAAGAAGTCGCTCCGCTTCAAGCTGCGCGATCTCTCCGTCGCGCAAGCTCCTCGCCGAGATTTCCGTGCCGTCATTTGCGGGCATTGAAACGGCGGAAACGTCGTATAATTTGCCGATCTTGAGGATGCGGCGAGTGTAAAAGACTTTTCCGTCCCTTTCTTCGCTTGTGAATTTGTCCCCGGTTACTCTGAAACCGAAGGACATCTTTGAGGTATAGCCTCCCTTTATCTCTCCGTACAGACTTCGGCCGATGTCTGTGCCGCCAAGATAAGCGTTTACAAGAAGACCATGGTCATCGGTCGAGATGCCGAGGGTGCCGTTGCTCGTGCGAGCAAACACACGGCCTTCATGGTCATACTGAAAAATAACGTCGCTCATGTCGCAGCCTGCGAACGCGTTGCGGTCAACGATCTCATCGACGCGTATTTCGTCATCTTCCCAGAGCGTGTAGGGCTCTTCGAATGTCGACGCATATCCGCGCACGTTGTAATTCTCCGCATCGTCGGGTTTTTCGCTAGCAAGAGCGAAAGAGCGATATGTTCGTCCGTTCTCAATCTTCTGGATTAGATCCATTTGTCTTTTCTCCCTTCTTCGCGCCTGTTGCAGCGGTGTCGAGTCGTCTCTGGAACTCATCGCCGCCTTCGTATGGCTTGAGGTTATACATTGCACGCACTTCGTTCGGTGTCATGATGGCACGGTCGACAAGTGCGACCATTTTGAGCTTGTTCGCGTTGCTGACAAACCGCAGGTGATCGCCCTGATAAACGATGTACCGCTTGAGATCGAGCTGGCGCCGAGTAAATATCTTGCTTGTGAACTCTTGCGAGATAGCGATCAGGAAGGGCTCGATGCGGCTTTGATAGAACGCCTCCATGGTTTCCTCGTCGTAGCTTGACATCAATATCTTGTCATTCACTCCGAAGTATCTGAAAACGTCCTCGCGGAACTCTTTCCTTGTCTGCGCGTCGACCACGGTCGGGTTCATGGTGATCGGCGTGAACTCCTGCGTTGCGTCAAGTGATGCAATACCGCCGGAGTTTTCGAGGTTCATGTAGTCCCGGATGAAATCGTCTTTTTGTTTCTTGATCTCTTCGCTTGCGAGCATTGCCTTCGTGCTCTTGATGATGCCTCGAAGGTTGGCCGTTGATTTGACAGCGTTGTCGACGCCCTGGTCCATGGTGTCAATGATCGAGAGCTTTCCATGGATCGCGCTGTTATCGTCGCCCCAGATTTCACTCGTGTAGTAGTCTTTACGGAGGACTGCGAGGTCATCCCATGCCACCGTTAAAAAGCCGGCATTTGGAAGCCCGAATTTTATGAACAACACGCCGCTTGACTCGATGGCCTCAAGTGATGTGTACGGAATCGGATATACTTCCGCGAGGTTGCCCTTGTCGTCTCTGTCGATCATGATGAACGAGTTGTTTTTGACCTCGAGCCAAATGCGGACTTTTGCGAGAAAATCCTTGCCGTTCATGTAGCGGTTCGGCCTGTGGTTTAAGATTTTCGCCACGGCTTCGTCGTTGCTGACAGCGAGCGCCTTGCTTGTGTGCTCCGAAAGGGGTCGGATGCACGAGCGCACGAGGTCGCTCTGCCACATATCGCCGCTAAACGGTGTGAATATGGCGTTATAACGTCCAAATTCACGCCAGAGGGCTTCACTTCTCTTGAGCTTGCGCTTCAAATATCTTTCAAAAAGTCCCATGTCCTTGTTTACCTCACATACGGCATGTATTCGTCGTAATGCTTGACGTAACCGACCCAAGCGTTGAGCAGGGAGACGGTTCCGTCGATTCTCATGTTCTGCTGTATCTTAACGGGCTGAATTGACTCGATCCCGTCCTTGTTGAGTGATTTGACCGCCGTGTTCGTTAAGCACCAACGGAGCACGGGGTTGTTATTGTAGTTGACGCGATGTTCATGGAAAGCCGCGCCCATTTCTTTCATCGGTTGCGACCACGTGAACGCGCCCTGCGCGCACTTTTCCATGTCGAAGCCGTAGCCTTCCATCTCGGGCACCCAATAACCGGCAAGAGCGCGGTCGTAGGAGATCCAGAGCGGTCGGATGTCGTGGTCTTTGACCATCGAAACGAACCATTTTGTGACGTTCGAATAGTCGACCGCCGCGCCTTCGTTGATGGTGAGCCATCCCTGTTTACTCCACAATTTGTATGGCGCTTCTCGGCTCTTTGTCTTCTCAAGCGCGTCAATCTTGCCCTGCGGGATGAAATAATGCTGCAGGACGTAGACGGTCGGGTCGTTCGGTTTGCGCACGATCAGAGACGCACAAGTCAAGTCGGTCGTGGCCGAGAGGTCACATCCGCCGATCGCATACGAGTGTTCGAGCTTCGCGAGGTCGAACGTCGACTCGTTTACAATATCCTCAAACGCAAGCCATGCCGCTGCCTTGGCTTGCGGGACATTGAAGTCCTTGGCCATAAGCGTCGGCAAGAACGACGGATCACGCTTTGCCCTTTCGACATGCTCGCGGAGTGATTCGATGCTTTTAATTTTTCCGAGTCCGGGGTTTGCTTCCGGCCAGTGCTTTTCATCTTGCCATGTTGCAGGATCGTCAAGCTCGTATATGAGCGGGAAAAGCGTATAATCTTCGAAGCCCGGGAGCCAAAGAGCCACGTTTGACGCGAGCACATACTGGTCATCGAAGAACCCCTCACGCACGAAGCCGTTGGTCGAGATCAGCCACGCGAGCGGTTGCTCACGCATCGACTGACCTTGCACCATGACGTCGAAGAGGTCGCTGTTTTTAGCCGCGTGAAATTCGTCTTGGTCAAAAAAAGACGGGTTTAAACCGTCCATTGTTGAAGTATCTGCTGCGAGGCACTTGATTGAGCCAAGGTTGTGCTCACAATATATATCGCTCTGGCGCTTCTTGGTGATGGCCTTGAGCTCCGGCGACTGTGTGCGCATGTTCACGCACTCGTTATAGATAATGCTCGCCTGGTCTTTTTTGTTGGCGGTACAATAGATCTCGGGACCCGCTTCCTTGTCATTGAGGAACATGTCCCAGGAGACCGCTGCCGTCTCGGTCGACTTTCCGCACTTTCGGCCACGAATATCTATAACGACCTTGATTCGTCTTTTATGGTTGTCTTTTCGCAGCCATCCGAAGACTGTTTGTATCTTTGCTTTCTGGAAGAGCTCGAGCTTCACGGGCTTGCCCGCAAATTTGCCTTTGCTGTGCTTACAAAAACGCTCGATAAATTCGATGTAACGAAGCCCTTCTTTGGCGTCGAAGTAGTACGGGAAGTCTTCCGGGGGTTTTTGCATCCAGCCGACTTCTCGCTCATATACCGCGCGGACCTTTTTCGAGACCACTTCCTCGCCCGCATGGATCGCCGCGAGATATTGCTCGGCGTAGTTAATCATTTGATGTCAAAAACTTCATGATCTCGGTACCCGGCGCGGTCTCAGACGACGGAGGCAAGAGGTCGGTGAGCTGCTTGATCGTGGAAGCGTAGAGCTTCTGCATCTTGAGATATGCGTCAGCTTCAACGGTCGCCTTGCGACCTCTCTGGTTCTCCCCGTTTTGGTATTCCTCAGCCCATCCGTTTACTTTGATGTGTTCACGGAGCTCCTCGAGACGCTCGGCCATAAATGCCGCGTCCGCGATCAGCCCCTCGGTTATTTTTTTACGATCTTCGGGCATGAGATCGGCGATGATTTTTAACTTTTTGTGTTCTTTTTTGTAGTTGAACTGTAGTTTGGCCATCTCTGTCCTTTCTTCATAAAACGCGCGCGTGCGACACCCCCCTCGCGCCTTTTCAGTCAGTTCGAAAAAGG